AGCGCATATGCAAACGCATGGCTTGTTAGGACCTATAAGAAGCGTGGTGGGACGTACGCCTAATGGCTAAACCAAAGGGCGGCTTAACGAAATGGTTCAAGGAAGACTGGCGGGATGTAAAGACCGGCAAGAAGTGTGGTCGTTCTGGTTCTGAAAAGAAGAAGCGTCCTTATCCAGCTTGCAGACCAGCTAAAGTTGCCAGTCGTATCACCAAGAAAGAAGCAGCAAAAAAGACCGGACCTCGCAAGGTTAATTGGTCTGTAACTGCTTCTGGCAGAAAAAGGAAGAAGGCCAGTGGCACGAAAGCCTGACAACATGCCCGCCCGCAACAAAAAGAACTTTCGTGCCACCAAGAAGGGTGCGGGAATGACGAAGGCTGGGGTGGCTGCGTATCGCAAAAAGAATCCCGGCAGCAAACTAAAGACTGCTGTTACAGGCAAGGTTAAGCCGGGTAGTGCCGCAGCAAAGCGTCGCAAGTCATACTGTGCTAGGTCTGCAGGGCAAATGAAAAAGTTTCCTAAAGCAGCCAAAGACCCGAATAGCCGTTTGCGTCAAGCACGAAAGAGATGGAAATGTTAAATTTACTTATCGGACCAATTACACAACTGGCAGGTACGTGGCTTGAAGGAACGGTTGAAACAAAGAAAGCAAAAACTTTGGCGAAAGTTGCAACGGCAAAAGCTGAAGCAACGATTATGGAAAAGAAGGCCACTGGCGAGATTGACTGGGACTTAGAAGCAATTAAGGGTGCCCAGAACTCGTGGAAAGATGAATGGCTAGTTATTTTGTTTTCTGTGCCGTTGATACTAGCTTTTATACCGGGTATGGAAGATGTTGTCTCACATGGATTTCAACAATTGGAGCAAATGCCTGAATGGTACCAATACAGCTTGGGCGTTATTGTTGCTGCAAGTTTTGGAACGAGGGCAGCGACAAAGTTCTTTGGTAAAAAGTAATGACTATAGTTATGGAAAGAGTGCTGGCGTGGAAACTACTGCCTCGCTTTATGATGATAATGATGTCTCTGTCAGCGTGGAGAGTAGTGGAGTGGTTTATGACTCTGCCCGACCCAACGACCCAACAGTCCGCATTGGTAAGTGTAGTCACGGGGGCAATGACAGGTGCATTTGCGGTGTGGATGGGACATGAAAAATGAAATATAATACTTCACATTTTTTAGACAAACTAATCGAACACGAGGGTATGGTGCTTACCGTGTACGAAGACAGCTTGGGCATAGAGACTATCGGCATAGGTCGCAACTTAAAAGACAGAGGCATTAGCCCAGAAGAGTTGGAGTACATGGATATCCCGAATATGGGCATCGTGTACACTATGGGTATCAACGAGGCAGATGCCCGTTATCTTGCTATGAACGACATCAAGATTGTTGAGAACGAATTGTGCAAAGTACATCCTTGCGTCAACAAACTAGATGCTGTGCGTCAACTTATCTTGATGGACATGGCGTTCAACATGGGTGTACCACGTCTGTGTAAGTTCAAGAACATGTGGGCTGCGATACACGAAGGCAACTTTACTGCTGCAAGTTTTGAGATGATGGATTCGAGATGGGCACGTCAGGTTGGACGGCGGGCTACGAAGCTGTCGGATGCGATGAAATCCGGAGAGTTCTAGTCTGTCATGCTACACGTTTTTCTCCTGTTTGTTTTCGTAGGCGTAGGGGATGACAAGAAGCTGGTCAGCAGAGACATGCACTTTAGAGACCTACGAGAGTGCGTCTGGTACGCACAAACCCTACACAAACAAGGCAACCTCATAACGGCATACTGTGTACCGCAGTTTATAACCGACGGCAACGTAAAGGTATATTGGATGGACCCAATCAGTGCAATGGCAACAGCATCGGCTGCTTTCGGTGCAATTAAAAAAGGTTTTGCAGTAGGCCGTGACATCGAACAGATGGCGGGTGACTTGTCGCGGTGGATGGGTGCCATGTCTGATTTGGAACAGGCAGAAAAAGAAGCCAAAAACCCTCCTATATTTAAGAAATTGTTTGCTGGGCAATCTGTGGAACAAGAAGCCATAACTGCATTTGCTAACAAAACTAAAGTAGAACAGCAACGATACGAATTACAGCAGTGGATTAGTATGACACTGGGCAGGTCCAAATGGGATGAACTTGTTCGTACAGAGGGACAGATACGTAAGCAGCGTAAAGAGACATTGTACAAGCAACGTGAACGCAGACAAAAGTTTGTAGAGATTGTAGCGTGGATTGTAGTGGTTTGTATTGGTGCTAGTGTTCTTTATGGGCTTGTAGCTTTTCTTATGTCGAAGCAAGTTAAAGCAGAAACTTTTCCCGAATATGTAGCTTGCAGACTTAAAGGTTGTGAGAAGATAGACGGACAACAAGTGTGTATTTATCACGGTGCAAACAACACTGTAGACCAAGTATGGATAGATTTAGGACAGTATGTGCCAAATGAAATACAGTGCAAATACGACCCCAAACAAGAAAAACCCGCAAGTATCCAAGAAACTTTTAAGCAGATTAGAAAGTCTCAGAAATAAAACTTGCCAAACACATATATTGTGTGTATAATATTCGACAAGGAGAGTCGTATGAAACAACTGGCTTTTGACGCATTGCGTTACAAATACGAGGCACAAAAAAAGAATGCAGTTTTTATATACAAAAATTACACGACAAATCCTGTTGCTGTGGGTGAGCATCCGAATCTTTTGGAAGAAATGGATAAAGCAGTCCAGATGTGGGAAAGTGCTAACAGCAAGTTGGATGCGCTTGATGTCTTGGATAGCGAAAGTTAACGGGTACTAGATAATGGCAAGCACGTATCTTACTCTGGTCAATAACGTTCTTCGGGACTTTAACGAGGTTGAACTAACCAGTTCCAACTTTGGTGCGTCTCGCGGGGTGCAGACTGTAGTAAAAGATTACATAAATCGTTCAATTACTGACATTTTGAACTCTGAATTAAATTGGCCCTTTACTCGTGCTGAAGGGTCTATTGACGTAATTGCAGGAAAACAATTGTATAGTTACGAGAGTATCTCGTCTACATTAAAATACGTAGATTATGATAACATGTTTCTTCGTCCCAAGAATTACATAACCAACGGAGACTTTGAAATTGCAGGGGTCGCAAGCATTACTAATTGGACTGCTGTGTCTGGCAGTCCTGCCGCCAGTTCTAAGTTTGGCAATACTCTTTTACTTACTAGTGCAGAAGCATCCCAAGAAGTAACCGACCTTATTGTGGGTCGGTCCTATGTTGTAGTGACGCAAATTAGCGGGGCTACTTTGACCTTAGAGATTGGTACAAGTTCAGGGGGGTCTCAGACAAAATCCACTACCCTAACAGTTTCTAGTGGCAATGAAGTGTTGTTGAGCGAAACTACATTTACTGCGACGGCCACCACCCACTACGTTAGTTTTACAGAAGCCGCAGGAAATGCAGCCTTTGTTAAATTAGTTGAACTTAGTGAGAATGTAGATTCAATTCCTTTAAAGTATTTATCTTACGAAGAATACAATGAAAGATTTAGGGACAGAGACACTCGCCCCGACACAAGCAAGTACGCTGACCCTGAGTACGTCTACACTTCTTACAATAACGAGATAGGACTTACACCCATTCCGGACACAAGTAATCGAACCCTAGAATTTGATTTTTATGTGTCTCACACCGATTTGTCCGGGGCGACTGATACGGGGATTATACCAACAAGGTTTGAACCAGTGATAAATGCACGGGCAAAATACTACACTCACATATTTCGCTCTGACGTGCAGTCTGCACAATTTTCCCTGAAAGAATACGAAGACGGAATTAAACGTATGCGTATCGAATTACTCAACCGTAAGAATTACATGAGGGCTGTCTAATTGGCTGACTTGTCCCAAGCACAACCTGTAGCGTTCAATTGTGAGGGCGGTCTCGTAAAGAACCGTTCTACATTTATGATGCAGCCGGGAGAAGCCCTAGAGTTAGAGAACTTTGAGCCGGATGTAGAGGGTGGCTACAAACGTATTCAAGGCTTTGCCAAGTACGTTAGTGGTGTTGTCCCACAAACCAGCAGTTCGTCAGAGCCTATCTTGATGGTTGCATCGTTTGCAGACAAGGTTGTTGCCGCACGAGGAACAAGTATT